ATGAAACGGCTTTTTGCCCTCACTTTAGCGACCACTGCGTTAGCTGGCTGTACTTCTACGGCAAACTTTACAAAAACGGCTCCATCAAGAATAGAAAGTATAGATTCTCGAAGCTATGAGGTTGGAGTAGAAACAAAAGCATACGTCGGTGAAGAGATTCTTACGCGAAAAGCTTATAAGACATTGGTTGAGCCAAATGCTTACCAAGCTAAGCAAGAATTCGTTCTATCTGGGGGCTTATCAAGTGTAGCAGTTAGGCTTGATGGGAAAAAAGGCGACATCTACGAGATTGTCGGTAGCAATGAAAAAGGAAATGATCTCGTCATGATTCCGGGTAGTCACCTGATGTTTGGGATCGATAATAAAGGACATTGGGACAATACTGTCGTTTCAGGTAGCTATTGGACCTCTCCGGTTGGTAGTGGGTCTCAATATGCAATGGAACCAGCTAACGCGATGTTCGAGAAGCATGATAAACGGACACCATTGGAAGAATATGGTTACGTGAACCATGAGTTGATATTTACAGGCCTCAGCGAAAGCGGAATTAATGTCTTATACCGAGAATATACTTTTAACAACCATGCTAGGTCCGCCTTTACGCAAGAATTGATTTATCCGAAGAGTACAAAAACGATTCGATTCAGAAATTATCAGTTATCAATAGATTCCGTTACGTCAGAGTCTATCGTTTATACAATCACAAATGATTAAAGTAAGCCCCATAATGGGGCTTTAACTAAGCCGCTTTTGGGTATCCCTGTTCGTCGGGTTCGTTGTCATCATCCTCATACACGCGCACATCATAGTTCACCGCCTTAACGCTGCACTTCTCAGTGCCTTGTGGCGTCACATCATTAATGAGCGCTGGATAACACCACTTATCCGCTGGACCAAACAGCCACAATGGTGGTTCCATTTCGCCGTCTAGTGAGGGCGTAAAGCCCAAGTTACTGGTGATGATGACTTCGTTAGGATGACTCCCTTTAGTGCAAACATGCGGCCCTGACGCCCTACCATCGGGTTTTCGGACGGTGATGTGATGCACTCCGCTTTCCCATTCCAGTGGCAAGTCCAGCCATAGGTGCGTCTTGCCGTTCTGAATGCTAAACCCTTCCAATCTGCCGCTTTGCGCGTAACCTGGCACATCGTCACCCAAAGCAACGTAATCGAGATAGTTAGCGCTAAAGGCATCCATCTCGGTTTGGAATGAATACTGAAAGCGTCGGTAGCGCTTCTTACGTCGCACTCGCATACCAAATTGCCACGCCTTGGTTGGGTCGGTCACTCCAAACGCTCTGACTTTCTCTGGCTTGATGCCGAGGTCACCAGGCAGCAAGCACATTATGGTTTCCGGTTTCCATGTCAGAGTGGAGAAGTATTCCACCTCCACACCGTCGGGCTCTTCTTCGCGAATAAAGCTGCCTGAGCGCTCCAAGCCCTTACCAAGCATGTTGTCCGGTTGGTACTGAAAATCAAAAGTGGTTCTTGGCTCATCCCGTACCGGAATGATTTGACCGTATTTGAGCGTTGGCTCGGAATAACCGACGAGCAAGACTTTCTTCAATACCTCGAACAAGGTGCTGCTGTCGGTGAATACTGCGTCGAACGTATCCCCTCTGGCTTTCCAAACCTCATGCAAACGCAGCAGCTCGTAATGACCGATGTGAACATCACTCAATCCACTATCAAGAATGATGTAGCGGATAGCCGGTGCTATGTCTCGGGTCGGGTAAAGCGCTTGCGTCCAACCTCCTAACCCATCTGGAATTTGCAGTTTACGGGTTGGCACCACGCCCAGCTTATTCTCCGCGCTACGTGAGAGCGAGTTACTGCCACGGATTTTGAAGGCGATGGTGGTGAAGTCGTCATACTTGGTGTTGCTATCAAGTCGCGCTTTCAATCGGCGGTACTCGATGCGATCCAAATACTTGAGGTCTTTATTGTCGTTGGTGATGCGATATACGCGCACTTCAGGGCGAACTTTACGACCTAAGTCTATTTCGATAGTTTCCGCAAGCTGATCGCGAGTGCCGTCTCGGCGCTCGTACTTGACTTGGTTCCACTCGATTTCTCCCTCTCCGCGCCATTCAATCATGGCCTCGACAGTGAGCGCGTTGGTGTCGCCGTTCTTATTCACGTATCCAAGGCCGTCAGGGTGTTTGAAGTCGATGTAAATCTTATCGGCCACCTCTGAGGCTGGGCAGGCAAAGTGTGGGCCTGCAGGCTTACCAGGCAGTGCCACTTCGGTTTCAAGCGTCCACCCTTTGTTCTCGCCTTGATGCGTGAAAACATCCCACCACACCTGTGCTTTCGTCCCTTCGGGATACAGCCTATCGACTCGGCCTTTCGGGTTGTTCGCTTCACGGATGATATAGCGGCCATCGTCCGTGCCGTGAAACTTGATGGGATGATGGCGCGTTTCTGACGGTACGGTGTCGACCGTTATCCAGTAGCCCTCACCATTTAAGATGCGCAGCGCATAGAACGTCTCGCCATTGACCTCGAACGTCTGCTTAATGTCCACCATGCCCACGGAATATTCCACCACGGGGTCGGCTTCATGTGGGACGTAATAGTTGGTCGGGTATTCAACATAATCGCCTTGTTTGCAGTTATGCAAATCAGGGTCACGCGACCAAAAGTTAAGAATGTCTGCCCCATTTTCGTTTCGCCAGCCACCATCACCACTTGCTTCGGTGATCTCACGAATACCAGGCGAACCGGATATTTTGATGATGTGGCCAGCTTCCCATTCAACAGGCCAGTATTCTGTGGCGAGCCCATCCACATCGCTCACCACACCGAGCGTATCGTCCACCACATTGACTTGGCTCGGAGTGATAGAGTTAATCGGCCCTTCTAGCTCGATCCCTGCCGTTGAAGACGTCGAACCGACCTCGCGTGAGGTGTAAATGTTTTCGTGCGCAGGGTGGCTGGTCACGTCCTCCCCTGGCGCAAATACTTGATAACTGATATCCCCTGCGTATTTAGACACAGGCGTGTCACTGATGGTGATGTCGTCGCCCGTAAGCTCAAACTCGCCATTACCAATGGCGGTCATCATGAGCAGGTACTCTTCATCTTCTGAGAAATACCAATGCGGCTCACTGATGATGTCAGGGAAGGTTTTGTGGCGTCCAAACAGCTCAGGGATTACCCCCATCAATCGCACTCGGTTGCCTTGTGCGTTGGCTTCATATATCGGACTGCCTTCTGGCATGGTTTTCTGGAAGTTGTCAGGGATTTGGTTCATGGCGTAGATGGCCGCGCCAGCCGCCACCACTGCGATCACCGCATAAGCGATACTTGCAGGGTCTTTCGGCTCGGCAACCAACTCCACTAAGTCCCCGTCTTGCCAAACGTAATCAAACCAATCTGAGGAAGTGCGCTGTTTTTTATTCACGAAATAAGAAAACGGCGGCGTTTCTGATACGTAGTAACCTTTGATGTTCGCAGCCATCCAATCATTGAGCGTTTGCCCAGGTTTGATTGGGGTAAACTCGCACTTACTACGATTGAGCTTGTTGGGATAAACCGCTAGTACAGTCATGTTCGATGTAGTACCTCGTAATTAGTGACATACGCTCAAAATCAGACAGGCTACAGAGCCAAGGTCGGCCCATTTTTCGCCCTGTTTGAGCCACTTTCAGCCCGTTTTCATTCACCACGACACCCACATGCACCAAAGTATCTTCAATCAGATGGCATGCGATTGCGCCATCTATCGGGGCAGTTTCAACATACCCACCCACCAATTGGTGATAGGCGTCGGTCATGCCTGCTTTGTCGTCTGGGTCCACGGTCCCAAAACTGTCCAATAGGGGTAAGCCGTGATGATGGTGGCGAACCAAACGAACAAAGCCCCAACAATCCAGACCATGCTCGTCACGACCATGGTCAAGATAAGGCACCGCCATTAACTCATTTAAAGTCATTAGTTCCCCTGGTACTTGAGTCCTTTGGTGATCGTTGGCGTGTAGCGGCGCTTTGGCCATGCTCGGTTCACCAAGTCATGAAACGACGCGACAACGCCAACGGTTTGGATGTTGTCTTTTTCACTGACCGCCGTCAGCGTGAGGGGTGGCTCGGCAGGTGCCGAGACATGGGGATACAAGTAAAAGCGATACGTGATGGTCACTTTGCTGCCATCTTCCATGGCTTTATCAATAAAGCGACGGGCCTCGCCCGTCACGTTATCAATCTGGAATTGCAGGTTCTGTTTCCCTTTGACGCTTTTACCCGGCAATGACACCCCGAACGCCGACGCTCGAAAGAAGGTCTCTACCCCTGTTTCTAGCCCAAGATAAATACCTTCCACACCGTCGACTTCAAGATGATAGAAACCGTCAGCCAGACGAATGACCGATTCTGGCTCGCCTTTCTGATACGCATCTTCATTTTTGATTTCTAGGGTGTGGATGGGGATTTTATCGACAGGAGCAGAGGCGTAATAAACCTCTATGGCTTTCATAACATTTATTGCACATTGATGTTTAAAGGAGAGAAGTAGCTGCGTAACTGGCTATTCACTTTGCTGATGGTCTGTTCATCCAACAGCTTGTTGTAAATAAGTAGTGCCGAGACGTGGATGATAGGCTCTCGTCCCACTTGGCTCTCACCCAGACGGATTTTATCCATTGATTTCGAGATTGGGTTCTCCGACGTTTTAGATGCCACCATGTTCAGTCCAGGCACGCTCAACTTAACCATGTTTTGGCTTCGCTGAGAAACTGACAGGAATGGGCTATCAACATCAAACGCGAGCGTGCTTGGTTGAACCGCAGAGCCATCAACACTGTCCTTGCCCCAAATGATCAACTTACCTGCTTGAGAATAGACAGTAAAACCATCGGTATACGTACCGACCATAAAGCTATTCACGGCAGGAGTGGCAACACGCTTACCCACCATAAACACGGTCAGTTCTTCGTGCTCAGCATCGACAACATTGGTCGTGATGATGTCGGTGGCACTATTAATGGTAATGCCTGACTCATCCAAAATAGGATTACCTGTGATGCTCAACTGACCACCTGCTAATGTGGAGATACGACCATCAAAAGTGTAGCCAGCAATCAACCCTTCAGCCTCTACAGGAAAAAAGACAGGTAAGTTCGGGTTGTCAAAATTGGCGTTATTTAAGCGAATAACAGTAGCCATAATTAAATTTCCTTCATGAAAGCGACTAGATAATTGTGAAGAGGGTGAACAACGCCATCGATGTTGATGTACTCATGTTCACTGGCCGTGTCACGAACACACCCATCATGGAATCGGGCATAGCTGATTTGTAATGGCGACGACAACGTTCGATCAGCTTTGATTCGAATCGCATTGTCATTAACGATTTCGACAGACTGAATAACCGCGTCACCATTTAAATCCTTTAAACGAAAACCTGCGTGAGACTCACCGGGTTCGATGACTAAGCCCTTATTTGGAACGTGAAGCTTAATGTCAACACTGTTCCCTGAGTAACTGAAAGACACTGGAGATAGTGGTTTCCACTTAATTCCATCCACCATCACGCGTTTCCATGCTTTGCCTAAATAAGCGCCCAACAACTTGTAACTGTAATTCGGCATGTGGATTTCATCAGCAACGAAATCCATCCAATACGTCGGAGTGGCAATAAAGATAAGTGGATCTAGCTCAGAAGCGAGCATCTGAGCATTAGGCACTCCCCACATGCGATCATCGGTGCGATACAAGGCTGGTGCCGTTTGGTAACTAAACATCGGCAAGTTCGCCGCTTGGTTGCCACTTCGGATAGCTTGCATGTCCTTTCTGAGTTTGAGCAGTTGAGTGACATAAGCTTCTGAGTCTGGGTTGCCGAGGTCATTTTCACCTTGAACCCAAAACACTCCAGCTAACGAAGTGCCACGACCATCTCGTTTCGCAGCTTCTTGCCCGTTGAGAACCATTTGTTCAAATCTTGCGAAATTCACCGTGCCCTTTGACAGTTCTTCAATCTTGGTCGAACTGCGGCCAGCGCCTCCCATCAAGAACGCCAACTGAAGCCCACCATTTTCTCGATCACATAAGTCATGAATCATTTGCAAGACACCCGCTTGTGGGGTTTCACGGTTACGATTCGCGGTGCCCTCTTTGTAAGGCATCAGAGGGTAAAACTCGGGGATGGTATTGGATTCAACATAGGCACCGTGTGAAAACATGTAATCAACGGGACTGTCTTGAATGGATATGGCAGGCTCACCTTCGGCACCAACCGATAACGACTGCCCGTACATAATGAGCTGCGTCAGTTCAGACAACGGTGGTAGATTTAAATCCTTAGGCTCGATAAGACGGTTTACGGTCAATTCAACATCATCAAAGCCTAACTTTTCCAGTTTGAGACCAGGAATTTCAATCGTGCCATCATCATTTACTTTCAAGGCGATTCTATTTTTGCTGTCGAGCACCACGAGCTCTTCACCGCCGTCTCGCGCTTCAAAGTTCATATTGGCGACACTCAACGTGCCATCGGCCAAAAGCTGCAAAAGGATTTGGTTAAACTGGTTCATAAACAACAGATCGCCAGAATCACCTGCCAATTCCGTTAATAAACCAGAGAACTCAACCGCGCCATTCGAACGCACCCCAATGGCTTGACGGCCGTTTCTGTCTGTGACCGCAAACTCCGTATTGCTAGTATTTTTGTTAACGTTTTCAAGCCCTAGTTCATCAACGCGAAATTCAGCTTTATCAAACAGGGCATTGGCCAACAGTGATACATCATAAGGCGATTTTTCCCATATCGTCCCAGTCCAACCGTATAGGCCATTATTTTCCGGCTTCGAGTCGCGCCAAACTTCAGCAAGAACAATATTTTCAGGTGGAAAGACAGGCAAACTAGCTCGGGTTTCGTAAGCCTGTCGACCTTGAACCATCGCTTGTATTGCGGACCATTTATCTGCGATGTCTTTGCTCACTGAGGGTTTGATAACGCCACCGACGGTAACAGTGTCTTGCTCGCCACCTATTAGTATTTGGTTCAGCCAGTCAATATACTGACGAAGCTCTTCCATCATTTGAAAAAAATTATTGCTATTTGTCATTCTTCCAGCTCTCTGTGTAATAGCGGCTCATGTCGATCTCTGTCATCAGTTCATTAAGCGTATGAGGGAATAAAATCTGGCTAACGGTGAGTTCTTCGCTTTGGATTGGGTATTGGCGAATTTCACATTTCACGGTGTAGTAAAACTTGCCACCTTTTTGCTTGGCGTCTTTGAGTGGGTGGTCTTTCATTTTGATTTGTAGGGGAACCACGCCCAGCTCGGTGCGCTGGTTTAAGGTAAACCAACGAATGCCACCACTGAGTGCATGGTCTACCCAACCAAGAAACGCCGCTGCTTTGTCCTTTGGCATCCGAAACACGAGGGTTTGGTACGTCGGCACGATGACATGCCGACGACGGTCCCGAGTACGCCCTGTCGACATTTCCGTGGAAATACGATTGGACATCTGTTCGATTTTGTCGGGAAACTGAGGATGTGGCAGGTAGCTTGGGTACATCATTGTCATGAGTGCTTATACTCCCACTGGCTTGAGGTCAAAGCGCTGCGCGATCCCTTGAGACATTGGTCCGTCAGAATCGAGGTCTTCCAAAAAGACATCGGTGATGTTTTCACCATTGTCACCTTGGCGCTCTCTCACTTTCGCTCCCTCTGGTGCGCCGTAAATGTTCACCACGTTACGACCTCCAACGGCCAACCCTGCCTTGGCTGAATCCAGGCTTGGATCATTCATCGCGAACTTCTGACGCTGCATGGCCATGATGGCGCTATACATTTGGTCGATTCGGTTCGCGGATTCGTTGGTGTAAACGCGCTCACCTGCTTTCAGCGTCCAGTCGGATTCCATTCGGCCACCCAACATCGGCACTTCGGATATCCCGTTGTGCGCCATGTTCGAGACTGAATCGACTTTGCTGGCCATGGAGATACCAAAGCCCATTGCCGTGCCTGCCGCTGCCGCAGCAAGACCAGGACCGACATAAGGAATACCAACCAGAGATTTGTATGCCGCTGACGCTGATTCGTAAGCGTTAAGCATGATTTGGACACGCGCTGCGGTTTTACCAATACGAGCGGCGTTTTTGTTTTCACTGTTTTGTAGCTGAGAGATTTGACCGAGGAAGTTGCTCATGCCTCGAACGCGCTCTTGCATCAAACGCTCTTCACGATACGCCCGTTTTTCAGCTTCGATTTTGGCCTTTTCGGTTTTGGCTTCTTCACTCTTAGCAAAAGACTCAATTGACGCTTCCAAGGCATCATCTTCTAAATCTTTACGCGTCTTTTCTGCATTTAGATAGAACTCTGTCTCACGGTCACGATACTCAGCTTTTAGCGCTTCCAAGGTATCAAAGCCACGACGCTTTAACTCTTGCTCAGACACCTGCATTTCTTCGATGTCACGCAAGCGTTGTTCATGCGCTAAGATGAGCTTTTCACGCTCACTCGCGTACTGCATATCGAGCGATGCTAGGCGCGATGCGCCAGAGGCTTGCGCTTTACCAACGCTAGGATCGTCTTTTAAAGTCCGAATCGGCGGTTGTGGCTTGGTGGTGTCATCACCCGTACCATCACGGTTAAAACCAAGTTCTTGGTCTTCATATTGGCGCTGATACTTATCAACGGTACTGATGAGCGCTTCATACTCTGCAGCGAGCTTGGCAACTTTGGACTCTTGAGCGCTAACTCTTTCACTAAAGCGCGAGTTAGCCATACGTGCTTGAACTTCAACATTGCCTTCAGCACTTCTTTCTGTTGCCTGCAAGCCCTCTAAAGCTTTCTGCGCTCTCTCAAGCTCTATCTTGACGGTTCTCGCTTCGTCGCGAGCATCACCAAGTTTCTTCAATAAGCCATTTTTAGTTTTAGGGCTATCGCTCATGCTGTCGAACAGAGCGCCCCAATAATCAACTGAGACGACGAGCTGATCGGTAAACCAATCTATCTGTTCACTAGCGCCCAATACACCATTAGCAAAAGAACGTTGAAGTTTAAGACCAACATCTGTGAGCTTTTGGTCCATCTCTTTGAATTTCTCAATGTCATACTCCGACATCGACACGTTCAAATCGTCGTACTTTTTGGTCAACTCAAAGAGCTTTTGGCCTTGATTTTCAAGCAATGGCATCAAGGCCGAGGCATCGTTGGCGATACTCTCCAGATAAAATATCTGGCTTTTCATTGGAACGTTGGCTTCGTCCATCGCCGTTTTGATGGCAATCAACGCATCGGGACCCGACAGCTCTTGCAGCTTCTCAATGGTCAGGCCAACTGTTGGCGCGATGTTCTCCATGAAGTCGGCAAATTCACCACCTTCATTTTCGGTAAAGTCGCCCAGCTTATCGTTAACGTCCTTCAGTATCTCGGCCATGTTTTCGCCGCTGATATTGAACTGCTCAGAGGCGTATCCCAAGGCTTGAATTTGCTGGACCGATACCTGAGCAACGGTGGCCATCTTTTCGATTTCGCGCGCTTGTTGCGCCTGCTGCGTAATGAGGTAAGCCGTGGCACCTGTGACGGCACCAATGCCTGCCGAGACATAACCTGCAGCATCTAACACGCCGCGACCTGCGTTTTTGGCACGGTCTGCGGTTTGCTCTAAAGAGCGGCTTAATGATAAGTTTGAGTCGTTCGCCGCTTTGGCTTCTTTGGTGTAGCCACGCAGCATCTTTTTGGCGTAATCCACATCTTTCTGAAACTTGGCGGTTTCAGTATTGAAGCGGATATTAAAATCAGCTATCTGGGCACTCAAGGCGAACTCCTCCTGCCGATGCGCTCAACGCCATCAGCTCTTCGTCGGTGTATTCTTTCGATTCTTCTTCGGGATGTTCTAAGGTTGGCAGGAAGTCTTGGTAGCTTCTGAGGACGCTTTCGTCCTTGCAGCCTGCGGCCATAGCCGTGACATTCCAATTTGAAGAACAGGTCACGGCAAAGCGCAGATTGTCCATCTGGTGCTTGAAGCCGTGTTTTGAAAAGTATTCACGCCACTCCACAACGGCTTCGCCGCTAATGGAAGCCAACAAGGTGCGCCAACAGACTTGCCCGAACTCTCGGGCAAGGTCCATGGCAAACTCAATTTCATCCCGAATTAGACTTTTGGGTCGGTGGATTCCTGAGTTGTGTTTTCTTCCGTTGTAGCGGTTTCAGTGGTAGTAGTGGTATCCGAGGTGCCTTCAGTAGCATCCTGCTTCTTTGGCGTAGATAACCCTGAGAAGTCGGCTATTTCAAAATAAAGCGTTTCAACTTGTGGCGGTGTCATCATCGACATGATCTGCTGATGACGCTCATCTAGGTCATCAACATCACCACGATAGGCATACGCGACTAAACGAGCCTGAGCCATGAAGTTGATGCGGAACCAAGCGTTTGAGTACTTTTTCAAATCAAGAAGGTAACGCTCTTTTTCTTCCTGGCTAGCATCTTCAGCAGGTTCTATTGGTCGGTCTGGATCGGGAATTTCTGCACAATAGTCCATGTAATTCAGTCTATCTAAACCAGATAGTTGAGTAATGGTGACGCTTTGACCTTCAATATCGACAACTTTTGTTTTTAAAAAGTCTGGTGTCATGATTATGCTCCTGCGCCAGCGGCTTGTTCAGCAATCAGCATTTCCGCGAGTTTTGGCTTGCCAACGTTTTTGAATTTAACTGAGCGAGTGATTTTCTCTTTAATCGTCACCGCTTTACCCAATGAGTTGATGTAGCCAGAATACACATCCACCGTGCCATTCGGGTACTTGGCGCGGTACTCGGTCACCACTCCTTTATCGACATCATCAATGAGCTGCTGTTGGCCAGGCTCTCCTGGCTTCCAAACGATAGTTAAATTGGTTTCTCCTGCTGACTTTTGACCTGGCGTTGTTTTAGCCCAATCAGACTCAGGATCGTCTAGGTAGTTATCTTCTTCGTCTTCCACGGTGATTTCACCTGGTTGAAGCTCTTTAACGCCGCCTAACTTGTCCCATTTGTCGTCATTAAGGTAATCTGCAGGCGTTTGCAGTTCTTGGTTGTCTTTCAATCGCCAGAACGTAGTGCCAGCGCCTTTGATTGCTTGAGTTGGGTCCGACATGATTAAACCTCTTCGGTGTATTCAATAGTAAATGTTAAAACCGAGGAACCCCATGGAGCCCCCTCTTCGCGTACATAAGAAAAACCCGCTCGATTACATAGACTGAGCAAACCATTAGCGGTGTAGTGACGGTCAATTACGCCCCGAACTTTCTCACTAAAGTTATCTAGGTCGTCATCCAGTTGATTGGTTGCCAAGTCCATAATCTCTACAGCAAGTACCGAGCTCCACACCTCTTCATCAAAATCCTGCCCAGTGGATTCACCATCTAGCAAGTAGACCGAAATAGCTGGAACTTCGAGGTATCCTGTCTCACCGTCATCACTGGCTGTAACTGGCTCACCTCGGCCAGAAAAATAAGCAGCGATAAGGGGTTGCCCTTCACTGTCAATTAGTGCTTTTTCCAAGTCAGAAATGACCTGTTTTCGAATTTGTTTGTTAATTTCCACGCCCTACCTCTCTGCGGATTACAAGCCTGATTTGCTGCCCCATGGCATAAGAAAGCTCTTTCGGCATATCTGTCTTCATGAGCTTTTTGCTATTTGTTTCAAAGGCAGTGGTGATTTCGTTTTTGATGGGAATTGCGCACATCTTGATTGGGTAACGAGCATCGCTGGTACGTTGCATGATATGCCACTTTCCATTCTCCAATTTCTGAAGAAAGGCATTGTCAAACTTATGCTTACCCACTTTTATGGACGTAAAGCCGGATACTTCACGCTTGGTATAGCGACCATCCTTGCCACGGGTTGCGCTTTGCACCTGGTAACGCCCTTTTTTGCGGCGGATTTGAGTACGGGCTTCCCCTATGTGAATGGCTGGTATGTCATTGCGTCTGACTCTGACGTAGGCAACAGGCTGCTTTGGAGATGCCTTTTTGGATACTCTGGTATAGCGTCTGATGATTTTTTGCTGAACCTTAACCACCTTAGAGGTGTCTTTTACTGAATGGCTAATAGCTCTCTTAGCGATTCGGTTTATTGCCATAGAAGCTGCACGAGGTACCGCTTTTTCGTCTAAAGCACTGAGGTTCTTTACTGCAGTTGCCAACTGGCGGTCTAGTTCATTCATTTCAGATCAAAACTAATTAAGCCATCATGGTACTCGGGCACATCAGCAACCACATGGCTTCGGCCTTTATAGGTAACTTTGTCACCTTTGCGAACCTTCACTCCTGATGAGCCAGAGATAGACAAACGGGTCACATTGGCAGCCATCATCCCAAATTGATCTTGTGATGTATTTGGAACCACTTTTGCAGACTGACCCGCAATGGTGGCTGACTCTCCGAATGCGCTAAATAAAGCAGCATCCATTTCAGCCACAGATTGAGACCAATTACTCATCTTCGTCCTCTTCGACTTCAAGATCGTCTTCTAGTATCCAGACTGCTTTCTTTTGGCCAACCAGAGAACGTGCTTCAGACGGTGTAATGTCGCAGCCTTGCCCCACTTCAAGTGCAGTTTCAGGCTTCAATAATTGACCGCGACAACGAAATGGTTGTGTAACTAAAATTGCTTTAACTGACATTTGTTTCTCCAAATAAAAAGCCACTCGATTGAGTGGCTTAGCTAGTAGTTTTTGGTTGATTAGGCTGCTGGTTTTTTACCTAGGCAGAAAGAAGCAGGATGGCGAACCGTTACATCAGCGTCTTGGAATGCAACAACACGTAAGCGACCTTTCGCACTATGAGTGTATGGGTCAATAGTCAGGTCTAGGCCTCCCCACAAACCAATCAGCATTTCGGACCAGACGCCAAACCAATAATCACCGTTGTTGATCTGGTTAGAAATGTGCGTGCCGTAGCCGTTTACAGTGTTACCCCCTTCCCAAATAGGTGAGCCGTTGGTATTAGCAAACTTTTGAGTTGTCTTACAGTGACCACGGCCAGTAGCGTTCATCATGTAAAGCATGGAACCAACATCAGCATTGTCAGCAGTTATCTCTGTTTCCATGTTTACAATTTCTTGGAACGTCGGATTAACCGCAGTGAAATCTACACCGTTCACACCCGTGATGTTTGCAAGACCAAGCGGTTGATCACCACCAGTGCCGTACAAGGCAGCTTTATCAATAGTAAGAGCCAGAGCTTTAGCAATATCCGCACGAGCCAACATCTCAACATCTGGTGAAGACTGCATCAGCATCTTACGAGTCATTTCTACTAGCGCAGCACAAGTACGGTTTTGTAGGCCACGCTCACCAAAGGTGATTTCAGATAAGGTTGCATCTACATCTTCACCAAGCCAATAGCCCGTAGCGCCACCCTCTTGAGTCGGGATAGATAAATCACCAACTAGGCCTGTTAGCGTAGTTGCGTAGTTCATGACTGCTGATTTGTTATAGAGCATATCAATGAAGCTACCCGCCATATGGTCAGTAGCAATCAAGTTGCTACCGGAACCACCAGCACTTACTGGCGCAGCTGCACGAAGAACATCGTTAGGTACAATAATACCTTGTGCTTCACGCTTCATTTTATCGGCTGCGGCTTCAGAGGCTTCAAGCTCAAATGCAGCTGCTCGACGATACTTTTCATTCGTTGGCTGAGACAGGTAACGCAGAACGTTCAGAAATGAATACTGACGAATTTCATTGTCAGACAAGCCAATGTCTGGGCTGTCTGCAACCGTTGGTGTTACGCTACGTGCTCCCGCTGGTTGACCGCCATTCTCAGACGCTGCATCAAGTAAGGCGCGTTGGTAATCGGCAGCTGTCTTCTTTTTGTCTCGAAGATAAGGGTTAGGATCAACACCACGACTTCCGTATTGCTCGAACAGGTCTAAAATATCACGCACACGGTTTTGCTCTGCTTCAATACCAGCTTGACGTTCTGTGTTGGACTCCTCAAGAACTTCAATAATCTCAACAATCACATCGTTCTCATCAACTTTTGCACGAACTAAGCGGCCACTGGCATCACGCAGGGTTTTAGTCTTCATATTGGATTCACTCCGGTTTTCAATTTCACGTTCATTTTCTGTTGCGCCAGTTGGGATGATGATCCCCATATCACGCAGGTGGTTTTGGTATTTGGTTGTATCTAAGCTGCGCCCAACACCAACGGAAGGGTCAGCGGGAACCGTGACAAAAGACAGCTCGAACGGCTCCCAATCTGTCACACGATAGGTGCGAACATCATCCGTATCACTTTCAAGAACCATCGCATGGACGATGTAACCAATAGAAACGTGCTTACGAATGCCATCTTTAACGTCTTGCCAAATTTCCTCAGCTCTTGGGCTAGTACCGAACCGAACAACCGCTCGGCCCTTATTCTTTTCGATTCGAGCTGATTCAATGACACCAACTAGATCGTCCCAGTCATGATTGACCAAGGCAGAAGCGCCAGCATCAAAACGCGCCATACGTACTGCACCAGATGAATGGTCGAGGACTTCATAGCCAAACCAACGCTCAACTGGATATTCGCTAGAGAAAGCCAGTTCAACCGTACGGTTTTCTTCATCCACTGACTCAACCGTGTAGTTTCGATACACAGGTTGACCTGTGACCTGACGAATCAGATCACTCGTCGTCAGTTTCGTCTTCTTCTTGCTCACTTTGATTTACTCCTGCAGGTTGCCCGTTGGTTTTTATTCCCAAAATCTGGGCTATCATTTCGTCTGGAATCCCTTCCGCTCTCATTGCCTTGATGTCCTCTGCATATCCCTTCCAGACATCTACAGGCTCACGACCAGATTCACGTATTGCTTCACCAGGGGACTTACGACCATTTTCTTGAGCTTCGGTAATGGCTTTCTCTTCTTTAAGAGGGTCAATCCATTCCCAACGGCGAGGTTGCCAATCTGCTTCTAGGAATTTGCCTAAACGGCTAGCTGGGATAGGATTACCATTTGAGTTAATGACTTTTCCGGCAAGTAATGAATACTGAAGCCAACGTTCATAAACTCGATGGCAAACCGACTCGATGAACCATTCTTGTAACTCTTTCCACCCGTCACGTTCGTCAAGCTTGCCTTGGCGAATTGAACTAAGGTTGACACCTTCTAAGTCATTGGCGTACGTGTTGTAAGCCATACCCTGACCTGTAGCCATTCCTCGCAACATATGCTTTGAGAACGTTGCCGTCTCTGTTGAAGGAAAATCCGGCGAGTAATCAACAGGAGTAAAGCCTGGAGGCAAAGTCACAACCGTATTTGGTTCTAACTCAATCTCTGGCTCTTCAAACTCTTCGGATTCATCCGGTTCATAAACATCAGCGTCTGCTTGAAGTACCAGTGTTTTACTCGCACCCGCTCTGGCGTTTACAACAGAAGCTTCTTCAAACCCAGAAAGGTTACGCATTCGACTTAATGATGTGTGATTCCATGGAATACCACGGAATTGCTCAGGATGCTCTTGGTCATAAACGTGCAACATGTCTTCAGCAGAAACACGTTCAAACTCTTTACCTCCATGGCGAAATGCTTCAGCCAAAACACCTGCTTTTGTTTCAACTAAGTAAGCAACCAGGCGTCCATAAGGGGTCATTTCGATGCCGTTTCGAATTACGTTTCCGTTTGCTAGTCGGCTTTCGTTGACCTGAATCGGTACTCTTAGAGGGTCTATGAGCTGAATAGCAAATCCCCAGGGACCAGCATGTGGGCCTTCAACGATTCGTATGAACGCTTCACCGCTCCCCACTACCGTATTGAGAATAACGCGCTTGGCTCTGCGCCAATCAAGACGCCCATCAACGGTACAGTTTTCGCGTCGTCCCCACTTTTTAAAAGCTTTCTCAACGGCGGCATTTCCGTTGGTATCCAATGAACCATCATGCTCTTTGCCCCGAACTTGGAGAACAATACCTTTATGTCCGAGTACATTTTTACGAACTTCTCGGACAAACCCTCGGGCATAGTCATTGTTACTGATCTGTTCGCGTGAGCGAGCGACTAAAACCGCGAGTTTTTGATCAATCATCTTGCCAATGGGCACAGGTGAAGAATCCCAAGTACTATTGTTTCTGTCTGGATCAGCTGCCGAGAATAGGCTTCGAGAAACAGGACTCAATTTGACATATGGCGTCTTGCGACGTTTCTTTTTGGCCTCTGGCTTAGCGTTGCGATTAAAAGGATTCCACATCAGCGCATCCTCACTTTATGTACTGTCAGAAGACCTCGGCCAGACTTCTTACGCTTCTCCTGATTCACCCTATTGAGAAATCGCTGCTCTAACTGCAGCAGTTCGCTCAACGGGGTCTTCTCCAGACTACGACCACCAAACGACAGCTTAAGCTGATCAGATGTAGCACGATTGGTTAACGTAGCCTGAATAGCTGCCAATGCTTTCTCTGCTTCGCTGCGAGGGTCATGTACATCCAATGCTGCCAAGTCTGGCAGTACAGTTAATCGGCTGGTAAGAGGCTGATGTACATCGGTGCCATCAGTTACACGCAACACAACGCTGTATTCTTCTGCGGGCCAGTTCGCTGTCTCGCTTGCTGGTACTGAGAATCGGAACGCATCACCCTCCGGTGTGCCGACAATGTCAGCCTTACCGGATGCGGAACGGAGATAGATAGTGGCTACCCAAGAACTAGCGGGGTAATCTGGATAAGAGAGTGTGAAGTTGACCGACAGACCTGAAGTGATCTTTGTCGGTATTACCATGATTTAGCAAAGTTTCCTTTTCGCCGTACTAAGCGGCGCTTGCGTTTTTTCAACTTAACAGGCTTACGTTCTTCTTCGTCTTCCTGCTCTTCTGCCTCATCGGCTACCGATTCAGGTTGAGTTTCTTCCTCATCATCAATCGGTTTTGGTTTCTTTCGGTCAAGTCGTAGCATTCTGGCCACCATATAGTTCATACCTTCACAGTCGAGAAAGTGGTTGTCTTTGCTGACTCGATTCCACTCTCCTTTTTCATCATCAAACTCCTCAGCAACAATCTGCTTACAGTAATCTTCTGAGACATCGGAAGGCAGTAACCAATCACCAACGGTGCCGCGTTTCCAACGAACGCGGTTATGTACCCACGCTTTAGCCAAGCTGGCATCAAAGTCCCATCGCTTGTCACCACGCTTTCTAACCTTGCCCTGCTTATCAACTTCAACGCGAGTGACACGAAAAGGTTTGGGGAGCTTCTGCCAACCCATTAACGCTCGTGCACGAGTTTTATGGCGACGAACCCAGGCATAAACCTCATCGGTTCTGTAGCCTGCATCGACACCGCACTGCCTGATTTTTAAGTTCCCCCATTCATGCTCCATCAGGTCATCTAGTTCACTCCATACCTCCGGCTTATCGGTATCCCCCCATAGCTCGCCAAACTCAATCAGGCGTGAGGACATACCATCAACCCAACCGCGTACGACATAAACAAGACGGTTTTTCTGGACATCCACAGTACAAATTAGTGTGTGTACCCCATCAGGAACTTCACCCGATGAGAACGTCGAGCGTAGCTTGTAAACTTCTTCCCACTCAGGAGCGTCACCGACAACAGCAAATATTTCTCCAAACCCCGTGTTATAAACCGAGAGTAATTGGTGTGGGTCACCGCTTCTCTGCGCTTGAAGGAGTTTTCTGGCTAGATAGCCATAACTCTTTTTACCGGAGAACGAACAAAGACCACTCACCCAAATACTGAAATGGTTGTTGTCTTCCAGTGGATGAAGCATGGAATGAAATGGGAGGACGGTTGATTCACCGCCCTGTGTAATCAATACAGAGCTGTCGTCGTACTTCTTAGCGTATTGCCCAGGAGCAATAGCAATACCTTGAGCGTTCATTACTTTGCGGTGTTTGTCTTCAATCTGTCCCCCACAATGAGGGCAGACTAAACGGGCTTCACGCGATGCAGCTGCGGGAGAGCTTTCATTCTCTGTGCCTTTGCCTGGCCACCAAAGTAGATCACTTCGTGGTATGAAATACTCACCGCAATCTGGGTCAGGGCATGGGACAGCCCATTCATGTCGAGTTCCTTGTTCCCACTCCAACCAAATCGGGCTCGACACTTTGCCTTTTGGTGCAACTGCCCAATGAGTCATCCCTGTTTCAGGGTGTTCATAGGTACTTGCCTTACCATGCGTTGGCGTACTAGTTAACCCAAGCTTTGAGTCGATATAAGCATCACCACGCGCTTCTGCAATTTCCGCTAATGAGCCCTCACCTGTTGCATTGGTATCAGGACGGTCTAGCTCATCAACTAGCGTGATAACCGCAGAATCCGATGCCAATTCAGTTGCCGAACCAGCCCATGCAAAACGCAAAGACACGCCCCCAATACGCTTTTTATGTTTGGGGCTTTTATCATCGTACTTTAACCACAGCGTTGAGCACTCTCGGAACATCTCCATTATTTTGGGCTCAACGACGTTATTAATGTTCGACTCAGTCGGCCCCACATAGATGATCGGTGCAGGTTGGTCATCAAGGCGCCATCCAATCACGTTTTGCATCGTGGCCGACTTTCCCATCTGCGTTCCCATAACAAAGGTGATTTTTGAATAAGCAGGGTCGGCAAACGCGACGCAAACAGGAATCATGTATGGCGTTGAAGTCGTATCAAACGGACCAGGTATTGGCGAACCCGGAGGCATAATTCTATTCTCAGTTGCCCACTGCGCAGCATTCCTCAGCGGCTTCGCTCTGATCATCTCTGCTACGTTTTGCAAGATACTCAGCAACGAACGCACTGAGGTGGTCAGCGGTGGCAGTGCGTATACGTCGAGCTTCTCGGTCAATTGTGTTTTTGCATTTGGCGGGTTCATGTTCTGACGCTACCTCTAAAGCTGTTCGAGCCCCTATGCCATCCAGCTCACTACCAAATAAGTTTCCAACCATGTAAAGGAACTGGGCTAACTCTCCCAAATCCATCACTGTTTCTTCGGCCTTTTGAGCTTCAATTTCAGCTTTGCGGCGTTTGGCAGCAGTGAGTAATAAGTCTTCACCGTCTTTGGTGCCAACTTTTGGGCTGCTGTGCTCTTTCTCGTACTGGCCAATTTGCTTTTTAATTTCGCGGTCGATAATCCACTGAATGGCTTTATCTGTTTCAATGATTAGAGGCTTACCTCGTCCACCACCGCCTTGGTGTGGCAAGCCCTCTTTGATGAGGTCGCCCACCCACTTCGGTGAGTAACCCATAATTCGAGCAAATTCATTTCGGTTTACTTCAGCCATAGCGACATTCTTCTAGCGTTACGCGTTATGGTTCACTCCCTTCTCGACCCACCCGATAGAAGGGAGTAAAAACCGGACATTAAAATGAGGCGGAATCGGCGAGTCTCAGCCCCGTGGGTTATTGAACCTCTGGGAAGGACCCGCAATCTTTCGCAGCCCTTGTGGGACAAGGCGTGAGTGGGATTTGACTTGTAATTAATTGAACAGCGTTTTTAAACCTAATTTTCACCGTGATTTTCAACCACTCAAAAAACGCTGAAATCAGGCGTTTTTGGGGTCAAAACCAGTAAAACTCCCTTCTACTCCTTTCTCGGTTTTTTGGTGTTTTAGACGTCCAAACATCCAAATGAACACCAATCACCACAATTAACAGATTTTCTTAAGAGTTAAATCGGTCAGCGACGCTTGAAGCCTTATCGATTCTAAGCTCACACCAGATGATCATGTTTTAGGATCTTCCCGCGATCTTCCCATGGAAAAAAATAAAGCCCTGCAGATCTAACCAATTGTGATAAGTCTGCAAAGCCTTAAGTTTCAATGCTTCCGTTGTCGTGTGTATGTAAGCTTGGTCTAGGTCTGACATCTTGTGATTAAGAATGCGTTCACGTACAAACTTATCGACGCCTAGGTCAGTCAGCCTAGTGCCAACTAACTTACGGCAATGGTGGCTAGTAAACTCACCCTCACTCCATTCCGCATAAGTACTGTTAGCAGTGTCCTTACAGATAGGTGCATCCTCTTTCGCATTGGGAAATATAAACTTCTGTCCTTCCTTTTGGGTAAGGCGATACTGTTGAAGTAGGTTTCTAATCTGCCAGGTCATCGGTAACATCAATGCTTCACCGTTCTTGGCATTACAGGCGGGGATTCGCCAGATATTCTCATCCCAATCGATATGGCTCCATCGAGCTAAGCGGGTTTCACGAATACGTGTCCCGTGCGCTAACTGCATCAACACAAACACCTGCTTCTGCACTGAGTGCGTCTTTAACCTATCAAGCAATTGGCTCACATCATCAGACTGAATCTTGCCCTCATTAGGTGTAATTTTCTTGCTGATGAAGTCCGTAAACACCATCGCAGCCACTGGGTTTGAAGCTATGTGTTCTTCACGATATGCCTGGTTGAACGCTGCTTTTAAAATGGCAAAGTAACCTTTAACTGTTCTAAGTTCATAGCGCTCACGCAGCGGCCAAACCAATAAATCCTTGATATGATGCTTCCGAATATGAGTAAGAGGCAACTCCCCAAGAGCTGGTAACAAGTGATTAAAGACCACCGACTTAACGGCACTTTTCCTCTCTGAAGAGATATCCTTGTTCGACTCAATATGCTGCACATACCAGCGCAAGCAATCACCAAAACAGGTCCAGTCTGTAACCACTTGGTCCGTATCCGTCGCCATCCTAGCAATCTTTTGGGGTAACAACTCAAACAGTGCCTTAGCGCTTAGACGAGGCCAAAGTCCAAGCCGCTCCCATTTTGGTTTTCCGTGTTTTCCGTTGTTCTTTCGTTTATCAATCAACCACCAAGTAGCACTCTCGCGAGACTTGTGAAAACGAAGCTCTAAAGCATATCTTTCATCCCTAAGCCTCGTGACAGTATCACTTTTCAAATAGCTTTTAATTTTCGTATCAGAGATACGCAACCGTACTGTAGTCATAGAGTTAAACCGCTAAATCTGTCTCTCCAGTGTCACGCCGCTTCTTCGCCTGTGGCTGACGTTTCCAGTAATGAAGGGGAGTTTCGCCCCTCAGCTTGTGCCTTATTGACTTTCTTCGTGCGCTCTCATGTTAAGGATTAAGCAACGGGTCAGGTTACTTCATGTTCATCGCTAACACAGAGAAACAGCGAGGCACCAACGCATGTCCGTGAAGACATTGGGAATAGGGTCACCACCGTAAGCACTGTTACTAAATGGCCGAAGCCTGGCAATGCTCGACGACATTGCAAATCGTTAACGTCTTTGCTCTTGGTGGTGAAAATGGGGTTACTGCTCTTTACCGAGATGCTTTTTCACAATATCAATCAAGCGATCGTCCGTGTCGGTCTTGGTGTTTTTGGCATGAGCATCAGCAATCGTGATAAGCAGCTCAGTCACCGATTCAGGGCTAAGTAGCTTTGCAGCCCAGTAACCAAGCAAGCTTTTAAAGAAGGTAAACAAGAAAACTTTCATAGTATTAGCTCCAATAAAAAAGCGGCCGTTATAGGCCGCTTTTAATTCAGTATGTCTTTCGGGAATTTATCGATGAAGTCGGAGACCTCCCCCGCTCCTTCATGTGTGTTGTAATACGTTTTCCAATATCGTGCCAAGGCAGGAATATCTCCAGAACTAGGTAAAGACTTAGGAACGCGCAAGTAGTGCACTCGGCACATCGCCACCGCATAAGCTAAGTTAGTAATCAGCTCCTGTGCTGTTCCTTCTTTTGCTAGCTGGCTTACCTTTTCTTTTAACTCAGCGCGATAAACCAAATAGTTTTGCCAAATATCGTCGTGAGTGGCAGGTTCCATCTGCACAATACCTAGAGCCGGACCATTACCAATTTGCTTGAGGTATTTGGCTCTGCTCTCAACAAAGATAGTGCCGACCACCAATTGCTCTGCCGATGCACTATACAAGCCAAGCTGCTTTAAAGTCGGCCTAACGACCAATTCGGTCAGTTGCTTTGCATCCATCTATTTTCTTCCCCTGTTTACGCTTATCGAAATGAACCCAGATATCAAAAATTAGCCTCGCAATTACAACGACAAGACCACCAATGGAAATTAAATTGGCAATGGTGATATCAGGGCTACTGGTAGCCAATTCACTGGATTGTTGGGCCTTAGCCGCCACGGTTTCGCTGAATACGCTGACCCCAGTGCCGCCACAATAAGCGATTAGCCTACCTTTCCATTCATGGAGGTTTTCAAGAAATGTTTTAACCATGTGGAACTCTCAGAAACAAAAAAAGCACCCGAAGGTGCTCCAACACAGTTTTGTTGAGATATAAAAAACCCCGCCGAATGGGCGAGGTTTTACATAATGGAAAGAGTGCGCCATTTAGGGGTGAATGTCAACACTCACCCACTAGATGTGGCTATCTTTAGTGAAAAATAGCCACTGCACTTTGGCATGTTGTAAAATTGTCACAACACCTTTCCAGCACTTAATAGTCATAGAAAGAATACCTCCTTGTAGGCGTCAAACACTTCTTCACGTAAGGTTCCGACCGACCATATCCGGCGCTACTGATATTCTCAAGAAGATAGACTGAAGCTTTAGATAATGTTATTGGTAGAGAAGCACCAAACGGCAACGTGAGATCAGGTCGTCTCACCTGAAAGTTCGGATGAGGTTTCAATACTGATTTTATCATTTGTGTTGATCCTTGTAGCGGAACAACATAGTCAGCAGTACGGGCACCTAGACTCGTAATTAAGCATAAAGTACAGCGCGCTGGAGTATTGTTGCTGTGTTGTTCCCGGTTAAATGTCCTATCGGGAACAACGTAAATAGCAATGACCTGAGCATGGAGTAGTTAGGGGTGTACAGATATGAACCAATACTAAAAAACATTGGTTGGCTCAATTTAACGATTGAGTCATTGGAGTAGTCATCATCGCGGGCAAGTTGCTTCCATAAATCATTCAGGTCTCCTTTAAGTTACTAACCTACCCATAGGGGGGCCCAGTTTTTAAGCAAAAACGGGAATATTTCTTTCGGTGCCTGCTATTTATGAATTGTTATAGCCCTGCTTTGCTCGAGTACTTTTCAATCAATACATCTCTTAACCTCTTGACATCTCTCATAAATGAGCAGTTAAGAGCAAAAAAATCGTCTGAATTGGACACATCACTGCCAGAAGAACTCTTAGCAAGATCAATAATGAAATCTAATATAGGGTAATAGGTATCGTGTAACATACGCAGCTCTTTTAAAGCCTCCGGAAAATATATAGCTTGATACATTTCTATTTTTAATAGAGGGCTTTCACTAAAGTTTGGTATATTACTTTTAAGAGCACCATTTCGAGCCGTTTCTAACCACGCCTCTAGCTCAAAGGTTTCACTTATGATTGCTTCTAGCTTTTCGCGAAGCAGAACTTTATGACCAAGTTGTTCTTGTAGCTCTTTTGATATTTCAGCCTTTATTTGTTCTGATGCCTTAGTTGTTACCTTTAGCTGGCTGACTATTTTGTCAAGATCTGCTTTAGTTGCAAAGCTCTCCCCCCGCTTTTTAAAATAAGAAGTCAGAAAAGAGCTTGCTACCGCAGATATTAAGGAAAGGCCAATAATTAGAAGATACATCTGATAATTATTGAAAATTGCCCCATTTAAAACTTCTTGCGCTACTGTTTTTATTAAATCTTTATCCATTATCAATAATCTATTACGTTAAGGGCTATAGCAAAGCATTAAGCAAAGCAATAAAGCCACCATATCTAATCGTTGAAGCTTAAATATGAAACTCATCTTGAAACCGAAAATTCCAAGTATTGAGAATCACTCCTAAATACTTTGTTGGATCTTTGCGACAAATGTCGCTTTATCGATATAAAGCCTATCCAACACAAATATTGTAGAAATTAACAAAAATCCAGCGCATAGATACTTACCAGTTTCACTTTCAGTCAAATTCGCGGATAGTAAGTACGCGAATGTAGCAAAGAAAAGCGAAGTTAAGATTATAATTAGCAAAACCCAATAATATGAACCACTAGATCTTGTTGGCTTTGGGATTGTTTCATGAGAAAGTGCTACAACTCGCCACAACTCATCGGCATTATCACTTTTCTCTAAGAAATACTGACGAATATTATTTGTAATATGAAAATGCTCTATTTGTGTACGGCGTAACTTCGCTATAATGAGAACAAATAAACTACCAAGTACAGCGCCCCCAAAAGTAATAAAACTTGCTACCATCCACCAAGGTATGCCGAATAACAACGGGGCAATATCTTTATTTAGCAGAGCGGATGTAGCGGCGAAAGCAACACCAGACAAAGCTATAAAAAACTGAGTCAACTTACTTCTCATTTCGTCTACGTGATAAGTCAACTTTTGAGCTGACTCGTACTCTTTGAGAATAAATTCATCAATTTCATCCAAACTAATCACCTACTTATTCTATAGAACTAATGACGCGTTATAGTGTCAACAACGCTACTAATACTACTACCAACCCTGAAACATTGCGCGAAAACATGATACCCCCTTGAAGTTCAAAAGCCAAAAGTAGGTAGCCACTCTTTAATGGTTTGAATTTTACCAATAAGTAGCGACCCAAAACTTCGTATTTGATGATCGTGCGCCTTTTTGACTGTTACACGTACGGCAAAGAATCTGTAGGTTAGTTGGATCATTTACACCTCCGTTTGCTAACGGAACTATATGGTCTACAGCCAAAGCAGATCCAGTAGCATAAAGACCTGTTAAATCACATAGGCATATGGCACATCGGCCCCTGTCCCTAAAAAACAGTCCGTCTTTCAACCACTTTGGCCAATAAGTACAACGACGAAGCACACCATCTTTAGATAGGTATTTTGCATGCTCTTCATCACAAACCTTTAATGGTGATACATGTTTTGCGGCAATTTCATTAAATGCTCTCAATAGCTCACGATCTTGATATAAAAGAGTAAACACTTCTTCAGAGAACTTTTTAAATACATGTTCGTATAACTTTTTCATTAAGTAGTTAGAATAGTCTTTCCCCCTATATTTTTCTAAACGAGAGTAAGGAGCGCCATAAAGGTCTAGTATTTCATAAATATCTGGCAGAGCTTCATCACAAACTTTTCTTAGAGTATATTCAATTTCCACATAAATACGTTCTATAATAAAGTCATGCAACAAAGTTTGCCGGTTAGGTTCAAGGCCCTTATCAAGGAACCCCATCCCCTCGCGCCTGAAATATCTAAAGAAATCATTGATATCCATTAGCTCGTCAGTACCTGAAAAAACTATTTTCCGCACACTCTCTGCGTAACCGTATGTTCTTTTAAATACAAACTCTTTGAAATTGCTCAACTGCTACTCCATAAATTTAATTTCGAAATTTGTAGTGGAAAAACCGACCTTGAGATAAAAATGCCAAGCGTAGGAATCAGCCTTGAGTGTCTTTTTCATCACAACTCGATAGCAATTCACTTTCAACTATGTACCACGCTCGTTCCATATTTGATATGTGCCTATCTTTATCTCTGGGTTGCCCCGAAGCCAAGCTGGCATAATCAGCTACTTGACGGATTTTTTCAGACGTGTAGTGATCAGCCTTTCTGCATAACTGCATGGCTGCAAAATTCATTTTGTTTATGTATGGCTTTGCATCAGCTTTTTTCGAGCAACATATAACCGTATCTACTAGTTCTTTAAAAGTGTCTAGTTCCGACTTCATTTGCCCCTCCATTTAAGTCTAAAAACCGTTTACTCTCCTATAGTGCAACCTTTCCCATATCATTTCAATTTATAATCAATAGGTTAATAAAAACCTGCCAGTTCTCATCACACCATGAGTCAAACACTGACAGGTCTCCCACCTAAGCCACCCGCTCCTTCTCTATCCTTTCCATTAGCGCCAACATCGCGGCATTACGTTTTGCGGCTAGCCAATCTGCTAGGCCGTCGAGGACGGGATGGTATTGGCGCTTGAATACCGAGAAGGTACAAACAAAACTACCAGAACACATTGCAGCGAAGCGGCTTTCTAAGTCCCACGCGACTCGACCGTCGTTGCAATGCACGCATTTTCGGTAGTGGCGGTTTGGTGCTCGGTACTTACCGCTGCCGCCACAGCAAGAACAAATACGGCCTTGTGGTGTGATCGCCTCTTCCACAGCTGCGCGCACAATGGCAGCGAATGCGGCTTCGCTCTTTTGGCCGCGCCAGTCATCGGTCAGCGTGAACACTTCAGCGAGTACCGCCTTTTCCAGTGCTCTTCTCGATTGCGCGTTATCCAGTAACTCCACAAACAACACCAGAAAACCGACCGGAGATTCCTTCCAGGTAATTCCCACCATGCCTAATTGATCTTCCAGAGAAAATAAGCCTTTGCCGCCCTTTTGCGGTTCGTAATTTATGCCTTTTAAATCGAACTTAGCCAATAACGTTTCTGGTCGCATTTATGCTACCTCCTTGCTGTTCCTCACCTGCTTGCGAAAACTCTCCCACGTGAAACTCACCCACTCGCAGCTCTCCAACAAACGTTCCATCACACGAGCCCCAAGAACCTGCGTCAGGTCATCAGATTTCAGATTGGTCAGAATGCCGGTTGGCTTCTCGTCGGTATAGCGTGAGTCGATGATGGTGTTAATCATGATCGCCTCGTGGTCATTCATTCGCTGCACCCCAACCTCATCCAACACCAACAAATCGACCTGAGCTAGATACTTCAGAAACTGAGCTTCTGTAACGTTCGATTGGCGGTTGTACTTATCGCGAATTTTCATCATCAACTCAGCGACCGTAATCACCAACACTGTACGATTTCGCGTCATCAACGAGTTCGCCATTGCACAAGCCAGATGGTTTTTACCCGTTCCTGTCGATCCAGAAAATACAAAGTTTTTCTCATCACCTTCCAAGTACTCAGAAACCCAACGGCGAGAAACACTAAACGCCTGACGTTGACCTTGGTTCTCCGTCACGTAGTTGGCAAATCGACACTTCAAGTGCTTTTTGCCTACTCCACTGCGGCCAAGTAAATCCTGAACTTTGCTCTGCTGGTAGTTCTGATACACCGCATGGCTTTGCTTCTCAACTTCCTGCTGAGCAAGTTGAGCCATCTGCTCTGGCGTGTACGGCACAACGTTTTCAGGCATCGCTTGCTGCAGTTTTTGGAAAAAGCTATTCATTGGTCACCTCCGCCTTGGCGGTCTTTGAACCACTGAGGTGGTCCGTAATCATCAGGGTTGGTTTGGTCTGAAAACTGCTCCACCGGAATCAGCTTCGAGTTTGGCGAGGACGATTTAAGGCTAAACAACCCTTGCCACTCGTTGTCGATGGATTGCTCAATGATTTGGCGCTGCATGCTCACCACGTTCTGGGAGAGCTTGAGCAAGTCGAGCATTTTGGTGCGCTCGCCCCGCTCAGTTTTGAAAGGCTTTTTGATTCGCTTACGGAATGCCAGGTACTCAGCCCAAGCATCGTGATCTAGCATCGCTGGAATTTGTTCTTCAGGAACCAAACTACCCGTGATGGGAGACTTTTTGTTTACTTTTTCTGTAGTAGTCTCTGGTAATCTCTGTGTAGTCTCTGTTTTAGTTTGGCTGATTGGTACAGCACTGCTTGGCGCATTTGTACGTTCTAGTTTGGCGCATTCCGCCAAACCAGTTTGCTCCATTTGTGCAATCAAGTTTGGCTCATTAATGCGGTAGAAAACTCGGCAAGGAACACCTTGCTTTTTCTCTTCCAAAATACCTAACTGACGCAGCTTTTTACGCGCGGTATCAAGCTCTCTTCGAGTCATGCCCGTTTCGTCTTGCCACTCTTCCTGAGTTTTGTAAAACCACCCTGAAGCATTCGTTCTTCGGCTCCAGTAAATGCTCTGGCTAAGCATTAATGCGCCCGTGATACCAATACCCATCTTCACAAACGATCGATGAAAAGCGATGGGTCTATCCAAATACTCAATCACACCGCAGTCCCCGCTTTCATGGATTCAAAGATTTCCATCGCTTTAGTCCGTGATACGACGAAACGACAAACACCGTTATTGGCCACCCAGATATAGCAGCCGTGATAGTTCTGTAAGCTAAGGCTCATTGCACAAAGTTCTCCTAGTTAGATGCGTGTTATGTGGTGGTCAGCCACGACGCGTTTAAATCAGGCGGCTTTCTTGGCCATCAACGATTCAAGGTATTCCAGAAGTGGCGCGTGAGATGCCTTCGCCTCCTGCACTTCTCGATACGCATCGCGCAGCTGGTCAATGTTCGCGTTCTCCCCTAAAGAGATCACCGCACGGAATGCTTCAGATGTTTCTTTGTTGTGGTTATGCAAGAGCAAATCTCGGCTTAAGTTTGCATCACTCGCACCAATGCAAGTAACAGAGAACCCAAGCGGGTTAAGAAATTGGTTAAGCATGTCGCTTGCGCGTTTGGCAGGCATCGCCTTAAGTACCGCAGGTAACAAATCCATCATTGTGGCTTTGGCTTCTACGCTTGTGCGCTCAACGTAACGGAAAAAGTTTTGAGCATTGTTCTTATCATCGGCGCCCGGTACTTTAAGTAGCTCTTTACGCTGAGCATCGACTTCATGTTCAAGATCGAGTTTGTGATATAAGCTCGCGACGCGGTGAGCAATACACTCTTTACTCAGTTCCGTGCGCCAACTTTCTATTGCGTTACGCATAACGCTTTTAAAACTATTATTCATGGTTTTTCCTTACTGGTTGTTTGTACAGAATGTGGTTGATCAGCCTAATTTCTTAAACTGGCGTATTCTTTATATGGTCACCCAATAGTTCTTCTATTGGCACTTTGCCACCAGTGGCCTTAGAAATGGCGCAAATATACTTAGCAGGAGCCTGATGTTTTCGATTAATCCAATTCCATACATGTGATTGTTTAACACCTAAAAGCTTTGCAAGTGATGTTTGTCCTCCTACAAGCTCGGTAGCTCGTTCTATAGCGGACATAGCTATCCTCCTAACAACTTTACGTGTTGAACTTTATATACGGTTTACGTGTTTGTCAACTAACACGTTTTGTTGTGATAATTAACACGAAATGGGAAATCAGGAAGATAAGTTGATGAGTTTTGCTGAAAGAGTAAGGCAACGTAGAAAAGATTTAGATCTATCGCAGGCTGAACTAGCTGAGCGAATCGGTTTAGCTCAGCAGTCTATTAATAAAATTGAGACTGGCGTTACTTTAAAGCCAAGAAATATTGTTCAGTTAGCAGAAGCTTTAGAGTGTGACCCTACATGGTTACTTACAGGCAAGAGCGCACAAAGCGATAGTATTAAAGGAAGCGGCGATGCCCTCCCTTCAAATACAATTTCTCCTTATTCACTGAAACGCATCCCGATAATTAGCCAAGTTCAAGCTGGCGCATGGGGAGGCGTAGATCCTCAATCCTCCTTAGATGATGATGTTGAATGGCAAATTACGACGATGAATGTAGGTGACGATGCATTTGCGATGAAAGTCACCGGAAACTCAATGACGAACCCACATGGTTCACCTTCAATTCCGGCTGGTTCGATAGTGATAGTGGAGCCATGCGACTGCCCAGATAATGGCAAGATTGTTGTTGCAACCTTAAATGACTCACCAGAAGCAACAATTAAAAAGTTAGAGATCGATGGCCCACAAAAATTTTTGGTGCCATTAAATCCTAAGTACGACCCTATTCCTATTAACGGGAACTGTCGTATTGTTGGATATGTAAAACAAGTAATCATGGATTTATAGCTGCGCAAAACTCAATGACTTAGCTACTTTTCCCCTTACTGCACACTCTTTCAAAAAATTGCCACCTCAACGTAGGTGGTTTTTTTCATCTAAAAATACAACTTTACGTGTTGACATTGTCACGAATTAACAATTATGATTTATAACAACTTAAGTTGTTACGATTAATACAAACAACTTGAACGTTTGTGAAACTGCAGTCTGACCAGCTGCAACTCATCCACTTGACCAATCGTTTATTTAGAACTTTGTGCAATGAGAGCTTAATGATGAAAACAATGACGTTAGACCAAACCCATCAACTGCTGAACAACCTGCAACTACTCAATGTGTGCAGCCATCAGTTTGAAGAAGTGACAGCAGAGCTAAGTAAGGATGATCCGCTCCGTATCGCTGCGACTTCCATCTTTGAAGGAGCCGAAGACTTTAAAGGGCTGGAGATTCACGTAAACGAAGAAGACTTTGAAAAGGCGCAAGAGCTATTCAGCCAGCTGGTTAGCCTGCAAGCCGCAGTGGAAGCGAGAACGCTACCCCACTAATTCACATTTGTGCAATGGCATCAAACTTAATTAGGAAATAAGCAATGAAAGAACTACAAGAGATCGTCAGTAATAAAGTCAATGACATGGTCAGCAATGGCGTTATAGAGAAAGCTATCGAAGACGCTGTCGATAAGTGCATCACCAAAGTACTTGAAGACCAGTTCCGCTCCTACGGGGAGTTCAGTAAGCAAATGGAAAACATCATTCAAAGCAAACTACGAATTGACCCTGATAGTATTTCTATTCCTACATATGAAGATCAAATGGCCAAAGTGATGAACAACACGCTAAACAAGTTCATGACTAGCGAAGCAATGACCCGCTTTGAAAAAATGGCAGCAGATAAATTCGGTGCACTTCCAACAGAAATGCCTGTCACCGACTTCATTAATACAATCGTTGAAAGTTGGCGTTCGGGCGATGACTTCGATAAAGAAGATATGAGCTACGAAGCAGATGTGCAAATTGAACCTAGTCGATACAGTACAAATTCATTTCGACTAAAAATTGACTCAGGCAAGGTTTCATCAAGTTACTCGTCTTTTTCAAGAGTAGCTGAAGAGGTCGACCTATACGTTATGGATGGGAAAATTCGTTGCAACCACTCATTCAACCCATACAAAACCCGCGATGTTGAGTCATTTATCTACCGCTGCTACGCACAAGGCGTGGTTCTTACTGGCCTAGAAGATTTTGATGAGTCGGAATGTAACCTAATCATCAAAGAAGATGACTACTAAAAAGAGAAAACCCCTATCGGTGACCAAACCAACAGGGGCGTTCTTTGTGCAATGAGACTTACGCCTCGCAATCAGTATATATCCGGCTGACCACCAATATCAAGGATTTAGGCTGATTGCGGGTATTCACCCCAACCCAATTTAGGAATTTGTGTAATGAACTATTCAAACTTGAATCAATCACCGATGAATTTCACCTACTCTGCTCCTGCTTTCGTCCGTAACTCAGCGAAGCAAATAGAAAAGCCTGTCTATGATGCAGAACGTTACCCAGAATCTTCAAACAAGATCATGTGCCATCAAGAGGTATTGGACTTCTTCAATAAGAAGCGAACCACCATCATCGCCTGGCGCAAGAACCGCAACTTCCCAGAGCCAATTAGCAAATCACCGCTGCGTTGGATACGCGCAGCGGTGATGGAATGGGTAGAGCATGAAGGTGGGTTTAAGGCTAGGGTTTAGTTGGCTGCTTTGTACAAAATGGCTTAAGAAATAGGTACTCTTTGAGATGTGTTTTTATTTAGCATTATAAGCAACTGCTTTTATCCAACTTGAGATACCATTTAAATATCTAATAATAAAATTTATGTGCTGTTCGCATAAAATTTTTTGTTCTTGGTCATAACCACCTCCAATATACATTTGAAGCGTCGAAGGTTTAATCTTTGAATGCATTACTAGATCTGAAGCATGGCTGTAGCCATTGTAGAAATCCTTGGCTACCTTGATGAAACGAGCCCCATTTTCACTTAAGCCTAAGACTTCTTTGTTTTTAATGAACAAAGAAACAACTTGATCTCCTCTGCTGTTTCTTCGCCCGTTACAATAATCTTTATAAAAATTGAAACGATAACCGCCTCTAGCCGTCAGTATATCAACTTCTTTTTTCAATAAAGCAGAAGTACATAGAGCTTCGTATGATATACGCATTGAATTTCCTGCTGAAGAGACATGCCCAATAGCAATAAGTTGTGTAGCAGAGATTATCGATTCAACTGCAAGCATTAAGTATCCTTTTACTAAGGATGCTCGGTGAGACTCATCTCCAGCACAGTCCGATCTCTCGATAAGAGACAAAGCATCGGAGCATAGCTTTGATATAGAATTCAGTTCAATCCCAAAATCATCACAAAAATCACCGCGAGCTTTTACATCATCTTTGGTAAATAGTTCAAGTATGCATTCTGATTTCAAACCACTTCTCCTTTTGATGTATAGCCTGGTTAACAACTACACACATAATGCTGAGATACTGCAAACTAATTAAAGAACCTTTTACAATAAATATTGAGAGCACTACTAAATAGAGATAGATTTCAAGCAGATTAGTTTAATTAAATTGCGTCTCCACCGTAGTTATCCCAAGAAATTTCAAAGCCCTCGGATAAAATATTAAAGTTATACCCTTGCATACCCAGGTTAACTGGATAACCAGATTTAAAAGAATTTACAATATGATCTCGTCCTTTATCTGTCTTGGCATAATAACGTAATATTTTGAGTGATTGCACATCTATACAACCAACATTCATTTTTACTCTTTTACTATTTATCTTTATAATAGCATCACTCATTTTATCTATTTTCTGATAACTACATACGTCTTTCTTAGAGTCATAATATCGGATTTCAACTATTTGTTTTCCTGTAGGATCATCAGTGATAATTGCTTGAAATGATTTTGTGTTTTTGTCTGGGAAAGTAACATATGTTTGAGAGAAGCCAACTCTACTCCATTCATTAATGGTACCCCAGACTTCACCATTTGCGTTAGCTATTAAAGGAAACAAGCAAAATGATAATATAGTTAATGACTGTCTCATGGTTTACTCCTGTTAGATGAACTCCATAGTTAGTTACATAATATCACGTCTAAATTTAAGTAACGCTGTAACTATATTAAAACCATGCTGAATAAAAACCCAACGCTAAGCTTACAGCCCCAACGTTGGGAGTTACCATTACATTGTTAGTTGTTCAAATAAATCAACTAGGTAATATAATTCGCTTGTCTTCATGCTTTTGTGGGTACTGGGATTTAATCCTCTCAGCGGCATAAGCCGTCGAAACAAAGCTAAGAGAGTATCCAGCCATGATAAAAGCTATAATTGAAGGTAATAACAAAGAAATGTCAGGTAGAACAATTGTTCCAACCAAAGAACCAAAACCAATCATTGCTAACATCCAATACAGAGTATTAGCCAAATACTTTCTAAAGTTTAGCGGCAATAACGACTTTATTTCAAACTCACTCTTTTCAGAATCAAATCTAACTACTGTTAATGCACGTTTGACATCATTAACCATCTCTGTCGGTTTTATAGAGTTCATAACACGCTCAATTTCATCAACAGATAAAGAAAATCCAAAATAATGAGAGAAACCCTGTTCTATAACAATTGGTTGCTTCGTATTTAATTCAGAGTCAAATACTTTAAGAAAAGTTTCGAATTTTTTGTTTTTATTTTCTGAAGATGCAATTCCAGCTTTTTGAAACCTCTCAAGACTCAAGAAAAACAAAAAGATTCCAATAATAACCATTACGGCTAATGGCGCCCAATCACCCAAGTATTGGTTCAGATGTTTTATAAATTCACTTAATACCTTTTCCAC